GGGCTTTACCACCTGCAGTTACCAGTCTTGCACCTTTAGGTCTGATATCAGAGAAATCAAACACAGGCTTTGTCTTACGTAGTCCGAAGTAGGCTGCCATAAGATGACGCACTGCATCTGCCCATCCCTCAATGGAATCTCCTACAAGATACTTCTGCTTTTTCTTAGGCTTTACTATCTCTGGAAGGTTATTCACATGATCACGCTGTACAGAATATCCTACACCGGTACCACCAAGAAGCAGGAACATCGTCTCACTGAATGCACGGTAGTCATCAATAGGAAGATATGCACAGTTATATACCCTGGATTCTGACTTTTCAATTGCAGGTCCTGCAAATTGAGCACCTCTCATCGACATGAGTATCTTCTTATCATATATGAACTTGGCATTCTCTTCTATTTCAAGAGTAAGGTTGGGGTACTTCTTCTTCATCATAATGATGTACCTATCAACTATCTCTTCCCACGTCTCTCTTCTTTCTTCGTTCGATAAGTACTTTGCGTACTTGTTAAAGACAACTATGTCACTTAGGATCTGATTACTTTTATCCATTTGAATTGTTTAGAGACAGAAAAGACGAGGGGTTACCTCGTCTTTAACTGCCACTGTTATTATAATTACTGAGTTACCTCTTCTCCTAAGAGTTCGCTGAAATCAGGTTCAACGTAATTGATAGACTTCATTACCTTATGATCTGATTCTCTCTTGATCACATAGTAACGTCCGTTGTCCATTTCCTGAAAATAACATTTGATCTTTTGACCCTGTTTGTTGGGATGCTCTCCGTTAAGATATGCTGTAACTGTCTCTTCCGCCTCTTCCTTTGAACTGCAGAACTTTGACATGTTACTCTCATAGATCTTGGTCATCACATAATTGATGTCAAGTCCATGTACCATACTCATACGTAAGGTCACCCACACAAGATCTCCAAGAGCGTCAGCTATCTCTACGATATTCTGAGTATCCCTGTTAAGAGCCTGTCTGAGCTCTTCAAGTTCCTCTACGATCTGTTCGTAATGGGATCCCTGAACATTTGATTCAGGAAATCCAGGTTGATTCATCTTTGGAAGTCCTCCGATACGACTCCAGTTTGCAACTCTATTGATAAGAGTTGGTCTTTTGACCACATACTTGGGTCCACCTCTATTCATTTTAGTTAGTTATTGAATTAAAAATATACTGAGATCACAAATATAATGTTTTAAACAACATCATAGACCTCATCTGCAGGTGCAAACCAATCATAATCCGGAAATTGCATAGCAATTTGCAGTTTAAGACCTGCAGTGTCAGTAGCCAGTACGACCACTATTCTTGTTTCCAACCTCTTTTTATGGGTCAGTACTACTTTATACGCTTTCATGTAGATTCCAGTCTATAGGCTCTTTACCCTGTTCTTCCAATACTATATTGCATTTACTGAAGATACCACTTTTAAGAAAACCTCCTCTTCTACCATAGGCCTCTGCTGCAGGATGGGATGCCTTGAGTACGGGATTGCCGTTCAGACACTTCTCAAATGCAGCAGCTTTGGATCCTAAGAAGATGACAGGCACATCAGGATATTCCTTTGTGATGGCTGTCAACAGTCTTTCAGTAAAAGGTCTCCACATCTCTGTATGGGAACCTATCCGTCCTGCTTCAAGTGTAAAGGCAGTGTTCAACATGAGAACCCCTTGCCTGCACCATGGCTCAAGAGTATGATCAGGATCAAGCTGAAGGACACCGGTAGTGTTCTCAACCTCCTCCAGTATCATCTTCAGTGAAAAAGGAACTGTCTTGGATCTCTCAATGTCAACTCCAAAGGCCACACCTGTAGGCTGTCCATACTTAGGATATGGATCCTGTCCTACAAGTATCACCTTTAAGTTCTCAGGTTGAGTAAGTTCAAATGCCCGGAAGGTATCTTTCTTGGAAGGTATTACCAAGGTAGCTGCCCGTAACTTTGCAACTCTCATACCAAGATCTGACATATCAGCCATTATAGGCTTCATGATCCTATCCCATTGCTTGAGATCTGAAGATCCTGTATCTGGTCTTATATGTTTCCCTATCTTCATCTATTATGTGATATAGTTCGGCAGAATCAGGAAGATCCTCGCCTATTCTTTCTTCTACTTTGGCCTTTCTCTTATCTGTCCTGTACAGGATACCATAGACCTCATGGGTCTTTTTCATTGAATGAAAATCAAGTATCCTTACCTTATAGGCATCTGACATCTGAGAGTATTTGCCTTTTACAAACTTAAGGAAGTCGTCCTCATATATTATAGGCACGTTGAACACGTACATGACCGAGAAATCATCGACCTCCAACCTGTCCACAAAGTCATCATGGTTCTTTATAATGGCCTCCAATGCATTGAATGCATCAGTATAACCTTTACGTAAAAGAACATGAAGTCTCATGGTAGGTACATCTTCCATCCACAGGAATACATTCATGAAGTATGTGTCCCACATTACCTGAGACCTTGTATTGAATAACATCGGTGTCAGGAATATGGAAGAGTCAGACGTCTCCATGGAATACAGATAATAAAGGTTAGGTCCCTTCTTCTCTATACTCTCTATACGGAAGAGTCCGTCCTGGACAGGAATGATCCTGCCAGGAGCGTAACTCATACCGGAGTGACGTACTTCATGAATGGTCTTATCATCCTGCCGTATCTCTGCAGTATCATCGACTCTGATACTTACACAGGTAGGATCCTTTATTGTAACTGCAGTTGCTGTTTCCATGGTGCTGTACAGTTTAAAGGCATGTCATGATCGTGTGCATACACATTACGTGGATGTTGCCAAAGATCATTCTCATAGTGCCATGACAGATCTTCAAGAAGGGTTATCCAACCTCTATGATAGTTACCATACAGATCAGTATAACCGTAATCTCCTGCCCGCAGATCTGCATCAGATACAGTATATGTAAGAACTTCATTGCGTCCAGTAGTGCCTACTACAATGAACTTGAAGTTCTCAACAGTATAACCCTCAGAGATCTCATTGGCGAACAGCTCTTCAACTGCTGCAGTGTACATGGAGGACTGTAGATAATACTTGTACTTGATGAATGAAGATGCAAAATAATATACACTGCTTGAAGTTGTCTTCAGATCCACAGGGTATATCTTCTTCTCCGCATGATCTACAAGTACAATATCAAGAAGGGCCTTGCATGTTACTCCTGACTGCTCCCAGAATACCGGTACCTGAAACTTCAGCTCAAGATCAGGATGTGCATTTCTGATAAAGAATCTTCTGGCAGAGCTGTCTGTCAGACAGTTCGCCTTCATTCTGCTCATCATATCATACTCTTCCTGAGAAATACAGACCTTACCATCATTCTCACATCTTTCGTTGATGTAGTCACTGAAGGTCTCAAACTGAGTAAGTGCGGTCTTCTTATAGGAAGGCTTGTAGTCAGAGGCTTCAAACGCAAGATCTGCAACATCAACATCTCCAAAAGGATCTGCAAGTTTGATGTTTATTGCAGCCTCTACCATACCTACCATCATTCCTGTAGGAGGAGTTGCAGTCGATACATAGTATCTCTCATTCCATTCATCCGGTGTCTGGAACATCAGAGCGTCAAATGCACTCCCTATACGGAATGCATCTGATTCTACACTTTCTCTGGGTTCTTTCACATTCATGGGGTGATCATCAAAGTCACTGAGAAGTGACCTTGATATACCCTCTGCATTTCTGTACTCCTGTTCATTCATAGATTTCATTTATTAGTTGTTTTAAGTGTGTATTTACTTTACTGTTGAACTGTTCAAACTCGCCAAATCCCTTAGGGGCCTTGATCCTGTGATCGAACATGTCGTCAAATATACTCAGATCCTCAGAATACTCAAGTCTTTCAAAGGTCTTTTTCAATTTTCTCACATGTGGTCCGAAAGTATACTCCTCCTTTGTACCTTTTGTAAGGCATAGCGGATGAACATACAGTACTGAGTCATGCGGAACATTGATGACAGAGCTACCTATTGCAGCGTTGATGGCAACATCCTTCTTAATGGATATCCTGTTCGTAGTATTGTTCTTTATGAATAATCCGAACAGTGGGATAACAACATCATCCTTATGTCTGTACATGACCCCATCCTTAAGGAACAGAGTATCATCATAAGGAGCTCTACTGCTCATCATATAGTTGGCAACATCATTTCCCACATGATCATTTACAAGATCCATTATATCCTTACGTTTCTTTCCATAACTGTGTATGATCTTACAGCTTATGGAGCTTGACCCTTGAATAATGGCATCAAGAGGAATGAATCTAGCTGAAGTGTTGTACTTCATCTCAAACAGAGGTACTGAGTTTGAGAATCCATAGATATAACCATCAATCACTCTATGTTCTACAGGCCAACCTGTGACCGGCATGGACCGTATCACCTTCTTATTGCTTTTATTGTGTATTATTCTCATAACTCTACGGTTTCCATCATCATTGAAAGATCATACTTTATGAAGAAAGGCAACTCCCTGGTCGCATCAGATCCATGATCAATGCATATCCAGTTGTTCAGAACAGCTACCATCTTACCTGCAAGCATGGCTGCAGTGTGAGAAGTTGCCTTGTAACTGCATGCAAGATCTGGTACAGAAGAATCATCATACAGATGTTCTTTATACCTCTCTGCATTCTTAGGGGTCACTGCAAATAACTGAAACGCCTCAGCATTCATCCTACCATCTATAAAGAGCTTAGGGTTGTCCTGCTTCTCCCAGTTGGCGAACATGTCCTGTCTGGCCTGCATGTTATCAAAACATGAGACCATGATGGGAGTAGCCTCAGATCCTGGAAGATATCTTTCAGTATTGTAAAACAGCCCAGGCTTATTACCGCACATCCTATCAACATGATCAGAGACAGCAGCCACCTTTGTTTTACCTATATCAGCTTCAGTGTAGAACTGACCTGCAAGATTGCTCTCCTCTACAATATCAGGATCCATCAGCATTACCTGATGATCTCCTGTACGCATCAGAAGGATCATGAACCATGATCCGATACCGCCCGCACCTCCTACAATAATAGGAGGGAGGGATTTACCGAACCATGGGCTGTCCTTGAATCTACCATAACGTGTATCATTCATTTTATATGATTTTATTATAAGTTACTGTAATTACATGGTCAATACTCCTATTTCTTCAAAAAGTGTATTTATCACTTCTTGTACGAACGGATGATCCTTGAGCTCTCTGTCTTCTGGAAAATAATCCGCCATCACGTTATAGATCTCATTACATCCTAAAACCACATCCTCTTCCTGAGTACCATAGACCTCTTGTAAAATAAGACCGATAGAATGCTCTATCTCAGTATCAATGATGGCCCGCTTTGTTTCTTCAGAAAAAGCTTCAAAGGGTTTCAACGCATTTATGATATTTTCCTTTGTAAACTCCTTACTTATCGGCAGACCTATCAACTTACGTACTGCAGTAAAGGCATTGATGCTGTACATATGCTCCGGATATTTATCAAACTCAGACTCCACTCCAGGCACATCAAAGATGGTCATCTGGTTAGGAGAGATATGATCCTCGAACGGAGTGTCCTTGTACAACTGTCTTGAACTCTGATATCCCTGTACCACAGGCTTTGACAGCTTGAACTGTCTTGCTGCAAGGTTGACAGGAATATCAAACTCCACCTTACCATCGAATGTAAGAATAGGTGGGTTCTCTATTTTAAATGCAGTTCCTGTCACTCCTATCTCAGCCTCCATGCCTATCTTGGTAACAAACAGGGTAGCATGGTTGACTATGAGGGACAGATAGTAATCATAGTACTTGGTATTGTCATACAGCTCAGACATGTCAGTTCCTGAGAAGTATGCTTTCATACCATGATGAGTGTGAATGAATCCACGTTTCATGTCTTCAGCTTCAGGAACCTCTTCAAAGAAATCAAGGAGTTCAAGATCAATGGAGCCTTCTGTATATGCAGAACTTCCTATGTCAAGAAGATAGATGTGTTTTGCACGTAGCACAAGATCATCTGTAAAGATGGATCCTGATACTTTTTCGTAGAACAGTACACCGCACCATTCCTTATTGTCATTCTTTGAATGAAGATACGCTATCTCATTCATCAGCGATGGGCTGATCATCAAGGTATAACCTTGGGGCATTTCAAAGTGTTTCATAGATTAAGATATTTATTTAAGAATGTTTCTAAATACTTGTAGGCCTTTTTTACATCTTCAGCCCCTGAACTCACATTGTCTCTGATGTGGGACAGTTCCTCCTCAGTAGGGATTATATGTTTTCTGTCAATTGTCACACCGTCAATGGTAAAGGGATTCAAAAGACCGAGATGATACTCTCCATCCTCTTCCCGAACAGATAAGTGTATCTTTTGCATGAGCTGTAACATACTATAAGAGGACATGTCTGTTCCCAGTCCATTGTCCACTAAAAGTCTCAGCAACCTCTCATCATCTCCTGACCGTATCTTTATTCTAGGAAGAATACCGTCAGACACATACTGATAGGAAAGATTACCATTCTCCAACATATCCTTTGCAATACTTGATATGTGACGTATGGTAGGGACCTTACTTTTTAAGAGATGTGACAATACATTGTTCAGGTCCAGTACAGTATCCAGTTTTACATGAGGTACTCCTGCTACTGATTCATTACGTACGAATGAGTTCACAAGACCGAATACAACATCCATGTCAACTTCTGTAGTATCCAAAGCAGCTTTCATAGGAGTATCACTTCCAAGACAGAATCTGTTAAAGTCATCAAGTCCGAATTTAGGAAGATGGGAGTGGGAATAATATCCCAGAAACTGAGTAAGATCGGTCTGTATACGCAGTCCCTGCATGTTTTCAAACATGACCTTATTGTCCCTGAGTATACTGTACTCCAACTTTACTACAAGATCCTGTATGTCTATACTGAGATCCAGCTCATTGGTAACTGTAAGCTCCGGAAACAGTATGTACACAAAATTGGAGGATACTTCCACATGATCAAAGAAATGCAGAGCACATTCTTTTATGGATCCGGCCGTGACGGCCTGTGTTATCACCATGGTATATTTATTTATAGTTAGTGAATAAGAAAAAGAAAGAGAGGCTTTCGCCTCTCTCTCCTTTCATTTTAAGCGCCTGCCTTCATACGGGAAGCGCTGGCAACGAGGGTGATATTCCCTGTAGGTAACGGTGTACTCAGATCATCCATCATCAGTCTTGCCTCCTTGGCAATTACTGACTGACCTGTAAAGTCAACTCCTGTTTCTGCAGAAAGTTCTGCCAAGGTTGTTGCATTAGACTGATAGCTCTGTACTCCGCTTCCTGTTTTTACTGTGATCGTTCTCATTTTCTTCAAATTTTTGTATGAGTTGTGAATAATATGTACTTAGTGTATAATGATCCTTTATCAACTGGATCACCATCTCATCCGGTTCAGGTACCATGATATTGAGTGAATACTCTGTCATCATGTCCTCCAGATAATTACGTGCCAGTGTAAAAGATGCATTCTTCCCGAGCCTTGACTCCAGATATTCCAGAACATCCCTATCAAGACCGAGGTTTGCTATTCTCAATGTATCCATTTAGAATCCTTACAAAATCCATCATATCGAGCATTACGAATCTGCCCTTCTCATAGAAGCGCTTACCTTTCTTCTCTGTCAACTTACTGAGTATGACATTGATCTTCCCCTCGTCCGGCATCTCTGCCAGTATCTCATCGTAATTTACCTTCTTTGATAAATTCTTACATTGGAAATTAAACTCACCTGTATGACATATGTCCACCTTGGCAGCATCTCTCGCCCTGCTCTCAGCCCTTGAGCTTACAGCATCAGGAAAGATATCCTTCAAGATGGCTATGCAATCCAGTTCCCATTTATTACCCCTTCTTCTATTGTTGTTCATTCAACAGTTCTTTTAACGTATTCTTGGTATACTCCTTGCCATGCAAAAATACATGATCTGAAAGATCTTTTGCCTCAGTAAGGAATATTTTCTCAAGATCATACTGTTCTGACAGTTGTGTTGCGGCCTTTATGCCAGCATCATCGTTATCATAGAGTATGACAATACGTTTGAATCTTTGTTTCATGTCCTCCATTATATCAGAAGGTATCGGACACGTCTCACTCTGCGGTGCCATTGCAGGATATCCGAACTCATAGCACAGCATCACGTCCTTGTATGATTTCTGAATGATCAGAATGTCGTGTGTGCGTGGTAACAGATCTATACCCTGTATCTTGACACCACCTGCTATGAACCTGTAATCCTCCTTGGTAGGTCTGTACACCTTGTACTCTCCACCGAGATCATAGGCATATGCAGGCTCTTCACATGTGAACCTCGTGTCGTTTATCCAGTAATATGAAATGGGGCTGACCCTGAACAGTTTCAGAGTCCTTTGTGTGATACCGTACTGATCCCAGAATGCCAGATCTCCTTTAGTATATTCCCTGCGTTTTATCTTCAGATCCCTCTTTATGGGATTCTTTCTCACATATGTGACGTCAGGTACTTCACCGGTATCAAGATCCTTTGTTATCTGTAACAGCAGTTCATCACGGTCCAGTTCAGGATATACATTGGAGACGAAGGATATAACATCCCCCGTCTCTCCCAATGCATAGTCATGATAATAGGTGTGATCATCCTTCACCCTTATTATGAATGAAGGATTCTTATCCTCTCTGAACGGAGAGGATGTCAACTCACCTATAGGAATGTCAGGAAAGTAGTGTCTGTATATCTGCAGCTCACTGTACTCCTCAAGGATATCTATCCTTAATGGTACTTCCGCATTCCTTGTCTGGAACATCTTACCAAGGTGCCTCTGTCTCAGGCTCTGGGATCACAGAGTCTGGAGTATCAGTGGTTTCCACTGGTTTAGGAACGTACTCCTTGAACTCAAGGGAGTTCTGGTAGTTACCTTTACACTGAGTGTAGTCATTGGCAAGTGCGTTCTCCCATGCCTTGGTAGACTTGGAAGCTGCTCTATCAAAGTGATGCATGTAAACATCCTGATAGGTCTTACCGTCTTCAGTGGTAATTACATTGAGTAACACCTTTACCTCATTGTCATCCTTGATCTGATCAAAGATCTCACGGATCTCACTCAGATCATTGGTGAACAACTTGGACACGTCCTCGAAGTAGCAAAGACCTCTGTTACCTGCTGCATCTGCATAAGGATTCACATTGGCCCAAGCTGCAATGAAGTTGATGAGCTGTCCCTCACCTACCTTGGAAGGACGTGCACCCTCTTTACCGAACCACTGCTGAAGAGCATCAATGCTTTCTACGAATGTTGTCTGTCCGTAGTTATTGATGTACTCTTTCTTATCACCGGCACGGGTATCACGATCACGGTTCTCCAACCAGAATCTTCTCTTTGCAAGAAGTCCTGTCTCCTCATGCTTGAGGAAGAAATCGATCACTACCTTGGCATGGCCTTCAGGTGTCACTGAGATGTACTCAGGTTCCTGTTGTGGATTGTATCCAAGATCAGTGAGCTCAGACATTGTAGGATTGATCGCTACTACTTTCATGTTAGCAATGCCGGTGTACAATTTTCTTGATCCACCTTCGTCATTTGATCTATTATCGATCTTCATTTTTATCAGTTTTACTGATTAGTTAAATATACTTCATCCCAGTGGGATACCAAATTACCATCAACCTCTTCACCGAGTATGATGCTTTTACCTTTAAGGTGTGCAGATCGGGATCCGCAGAGCACTTCCTCAGATGATGAGAAGTTGAGAATGGTCTTGTTCTTGTCCCGGTACAGGTATCCGATGGCATCTGCATCAGCACAGACAATGTTCTTGTTCTGTCCTGTAAGGTTGATGTCCTTTGCATTCACCTCTTTACCTTCCTTACCGAGCATCTTCTCCTTCAGGTGACCTATCAGGATTATACCCTTTGATGCACTCTTCTCTATCCGTGCTATCACCTTTGAAAAGGCCTCACGCAGATACAGATAACCTGCACCGTTAGGTAACTTTCTGACATCATCACCCTTGAAGTTCTTACCCATAGGTGTGTTCTTGTACAACTTGAGGGCAAGTGGAAGTACCATCTCCTCAAGTTTGGTCACCGTGTCTATGGCTATATAGTCATAGGGTTTTCCGGCTTCATCTATCTTGTCCATGATCTGACGGATCTCATCTACGCTGTTCGCCTTCAGTTTCATGGCATCAACGAAGTCAGAACCGTTCTCCAGATCAAGTATCAGACAGTTGCCCAACATTGATACAAGTGTGGTCTTCCCCATTTTGGGAGGTGCATATAGCACAAGCCTTCTAGGATTCACCTGGGTGGCCTTTACCTTCTCCCTTGGCAGGATAATTTCACTCATTAAGTGTTTCTATTAAATTGAAAACTCTACTCATCTGTACTTCATCTGATACATTGGGCAGCTCTACGAAGTCACCTACGCAACCATCGAAGAACGTCCCTACTCTCAGATTTGAAGCCCCATACCTGTTCTTGAGAACTGAGATGGATCGATAGAAGTCCTGCATCTTACGGATATTGTAACCTCTGTGCTGAGGTATCTCATATCTGTTAGGTGCAAACAGTCCTATTACCATGTCCGCATCCCTCTGTGTCTTCTTATTGTCGGCCAGGCCGTCCAGTGACGGCTCCAACTTTGATTCCACAGAAGAACCTGATGTGGTATAGACCTGCTTCTCCTTATCAGAGGACTGCTGTTGGACCACAATAGGGGACATCCCGTAAGTATTCCTGAGATCGACAAGAAAGTTTGAAGAGAATCTGTTTATCGCATCCATCAATGACTCTCCCTTGCCGGGTTGAAGAAGTGATATGTGATCAAAGATCGGTACCACCAGCTCTTCAGGATCATTGGGAACATATACATCATTCTCCCATTTACCGTTTGTCTCAGCATAACTTTTCAATGCATGGTATATCTTCTCAGGACTTTTCAGTCTATCATAGATCACCAGACAGTTACGCTCCATCTCATCAAAATACTCCTTGAGCCCTCTTATCTGCTCAACAGTTTCCTCATCCAACACCTTCTCAGGATGCATGGAGTTCAGTACCTTGATATCCACCCTCTTATTGTACAGAGTATAAAGACGGTGGATGATAAGTGACTGCATGAATATCTCTCTATACTCCTCAAGGCAGAAGTAAAAGATCTTCAGTTTGATCCCACAATCGGGGTTCTCCCTGATGTAATCATACGCCCTTATCACATACAACAGCTTAGCAAGCTTTGACTTCCCCACACCACTTGATGCTGTGATTATGGTGTAGGTCTTTGGTTCAAGTCCCGGTACGAATTTTTGGAGTCTTGGTAGTTTGAAAGGTATACAGTTGACCTTTCCTGACAGAACCCTGTCACGGTTTCCAATTATTCGATCATACGCAGCATCATACGTCCTTTCCCCAGTCATCATCACTTCTTCCTGTTGTACCTTTGGCCAATAATTCCTCACATTCTGCTGCAAGCATCGATATTCCATCCTTTTCGATGAAATATGGTGCCAGCTTCATATGATTATAGGCCTCTCTTGCTTTTCTGTCCACATAGTTCTTGGTCGCCTGAAGGATGATCGCCTCATCATAATCAGGATACTTTCTTCTAAAGGATCTAAGCTTACTTTCACATGACTGTGCAGTACCTCTTACAAGATAACCTCCACTTCTCACACCTACAGGGAACAGGGCCTGATACTTCTTAGCGAACTCTTTGATGTTCTCTACACTTACTGCAGCATCAATGTCCACCTTAGGAGTAACAAATCCTTCTCTCGGTATCTTGAAAAGTTCTCTGGTCTTATCTGTCAGATAGGCCTGCCCATCATTTATCTCAATGTATCCACGTCTTACAAGTTTCTTACCGTCAACATTCAACAGTACTTTCTTCAGAGCATCCGTATCGGCCATGAGTCTGGCCAGATATACATACTCATCAGGTCTTATAAGATGTTCATCAAGAATCTCCGTATCGATTGTAATAATCATTCTACTACTTTACAAGGATCATAAATATACTATCCCTGTATCCCTTCTTCTACAATATACGGTCTGCCGTAAAGAATGTCCTGTACCTGCTCATAACTGAGACCGATACCGAACCTTTTCCTTAACAACAGTGGTAGTTGATCCTCCTGTATATCATCCATCTCTTCCCGCAGGATATCGATGAATGCCTGTATAAGATCAACATTCTCTATTTCAGCCTGGATACAAGATCCGTCACGTTCAAACAGGGAGTCATTCTTATGTTCACTCCCTCTGTCATCTTTGTGAACCATTTTTCTTCTTGTGTACCTACAGTTACCGGGATGATAACGGTACCGATGCGATTGCCATCCTTTCTCAATCGACCTACACGTTGAAGAAGATCTCTCTCCTTACTGTAGTACGACATGAGAATGACATTATCGATGCCTTTAAGATTGGCACCTTGTTTCAGCATCTTGAATGATGCTATCACATCTATGTCCCCGTTGTCAAACTTCTGCCTGATGCTTGAGTTCTCTGACTCACGCTGTTTGGCAGACTCTCCCTTCTTAGCTGATCTCACTACGTTAGGAGTTATCTGCTCCAGTGCATTGAGATCGTTGCCAAAGATAATGGTTTTACCATTAAGTTCTGCAAGTATCTGATTTATAGCTTCTACTTTTGAGGGAAGGGAATACAGAAGCTCAGCTCTTCTATTGGAGCTTATCCTGAACTCGACCTCTTTCTGAGATGGATTACGATAGAACATGGATCTTTTGAATCTCTTGTCCCAATACTCGTATGTCTTTGCCTCAGTGGTCATGAACGGCTTCTTCTTACTACCTCCAGGTATGATCTTTCTGGTACTGTCCAGCTTGTGGTGCAGTACATAGATATCAAGTGGTCTGGAAGTACCATCCTCCTGTCCCTCATCCAACGTGTATGAAAAGCATATGGGTGCAATGGTATTGAGCAGGTCCATCTTTGTGGTCTCTTCCCCATCTATGGTCACTTCATCGTCATCTATCGTAGCTGACAGTCCCATTATACGGTCATAACTGTTGTTACGATAATACTTTGAATATGCCGGAGATAGGGAATCATGTATCTCATCTGCAATTACAAGAGTGTGTTCCATACCTACCTTACGATAGGCAGACTGATAACACATGAACTCTATGTCCTTGCCACTGAGATCTATACCGAAGACCTCTCTGTATTTGACGATCTGCTCTTTCAGATCCTGCTCACGTTGTCGTGTTTCAGCAAGGAAGAGTATCCTGTCTCCTACTTCAAGCTCATTTATCGCATGCAATGCAATGAATGTCTTACCTACACCTGTGATGGCCTGTATTGTCCCCTGGCGGCCATTTTCACACCAGGCTTTGAATGCTTCTCTCTGTACTCTGTCACGGGGATCTTTCATTTTAATTCTTCTTTTTCATTTTTGCCAATACTCTGTAATATTCGGAACAGCAGGGATCTCAACATGATCGCAGAACGCCCGAGCTGCAGATTCCATGGCATCCTGTACCATGGCAGCCATATCTTCAGCCATATCAATAGGGCATTCTAAACACATCTCATCATGGATGAATGAGACCATCTTGACCTTGCCTTGTAGGTCATTGTCCAGAATATGATTGAACACTTTTACTCCTGCAAGCTTCATCATACTTGCGGAGACCGATTGGATCGGATAGTTCAGAGCATTACGTTCATACTTACCCTTAGTGGTATAGTATTCACGTATCATTGCTCTGTCAGGCACCGATCCGTTATCATAGATGTCCTGTATCTCTTCCCGCAACTCAGAGAATCGATCAAAACCTTCCATGAATATCTTTCGCTTTGATACTCTGTCAGTTACCACATGTCCATATGCTATCACCTCTTTCTTTCTCTTCTCAAAGTATTTCTTGAGATCAGGAAAGGAATCAAGATACGCATCAATGAACTTCTGAGCTTCCTTCTCAGATATACCGAAGCTGTCCTTTACGGAGAATGCTGATGCACCATAGGCTATCTGAAATGACAGTATCTTACCGATCTGTCTCTTATCAGAGTTCTGTTTCTTGCTTACCACTACCGGTCTGCCCTCTATCTCAGAGAACATTCTGGAAGCTACCATGGAATGCGAATCACCATCACCGTTCTTAAAGAAATCTATATAGTTGCGTTCATTGGCCATGTCAGCCAGTACCCTTGTCTCCTGTGCTGAATAGTCAGCCACAACAAGAGTGTTACCTTCATCTGCAATGAAACACTTTCTTATATTCTCGTCAGCAGGAATGTTCTGAAGATTGGGATCGGATGATGATATCCTGCCCGTATTCAGTATCTGCCAGTAATTGCTGTGCAATCTACCGGTACTCCTGTTCACATGCTTCAAGAATGACTCTCCATATGTCGTTACCAGTTTCCTCTTCTCCATGTATCTCAAATATATTGGGATGAGAGGGAACTCATTCTTGAACTTCTTAAGGTGCTTGGACTCTATGGAGTCCTTAGGTCTGCCCTTATCCATGACAGTAGTGTCCACACCGAGTGTCTTGAACACCTCTGTCATATCCTTTGTGGAGGTTATCTTAGGAGATATCGTCTTATCCTCAGAGAACAGATCCAACTGCGCTTCACGGTACTGAGGCATGTTATCGAATATCCAATTGACAACTTCCTGCTCAGCTTCTTTCTCCTGAGCCTGATGGTCGGCATTGTTCTCCAACCACTTCTTTATGTCCAACTTGAATCCACAATACTCTGTATATGCAAGAGCAGATACATACTGTGACTCCAAGGAGATCGTACGTTCAAGGTCAAGTTCTTTGGCTCTCTCCATCTGAGAGTCATAGATGCCCTTGAGAAACTTGACATCATCTGCAGCATACCGTATCACTCTGGGAGTCAACCCTTCACGGTGTATGTTACCTCTGATGTCTTTCGTCATTACAGCATCACAGTACTTGAATGCCACTACATCCAGACCGAGTCCTCTCTGAGAGAGTCCTGTAGTAAGGACACACTCATTCAAGAATGTGTCCATTACCTTCCTTGGGAATATCCCATGGTGATACAGGAATCTGAGATCGAACTTGGCATTGTGATAGATGGAAGGAACACTCTCCAGTATCTCTTTGATAAGAGGTACCTCTGATATGTTCACCTCCTTACAATCTATCACATACTGACGTTCTCCGTCAGCAGTACCGAGCTGTAATGATAGAAGTTCACATGTGTGTGGATCGAAACCCATGGTCTCTGTGTCCACCTGCACACATTCCTCTTCAAGCAGATGCTCAAAAAGGCAGCATTTCTTCTTCGTGTTGATGAGTTCTATCATATTCTTCTATCAATGGTGCTATAGTTGTCACTGCAAGCCCTGAACCGAGAAGACTCCTACCGTATACCGGTGAGTCATAGCGTCCCTGAGCCAGCAAAGATGCCAAAGATACGGGCATTTTATCAGATATGTCATATCTGAACATGCCTATTTCTGCTTTTACATCCTCTACTGACATATCAGTATCCCTTGCAAAGGCCTCTATCAGGTCATCACTCATCTCAAGTGGATCCATGAGTTCAAAGACACAGTTCTCATTGACATTGATAGGATTGTCACCTATGTATCTGCTGAATCCTCCCTGCCTGTTGAAATACATTATCTTATTAGGGCCTACGAATGCTCTTATCTTCTGGGCTATTGTTGTCTGTTTATTGGCCATTTTATAAAGCTATTGAAAATGAAAAGAGAAGAGGGGCTTTCCCTCTTCTCCAATGATATCAGATGGACAACATACTGTCCATCAGTTCAGCAATGACCTGAACCTTCTCGGTCCTGTCAATATCAGGATCATCTATCCTGTTAAGGATGGCGCCTATCATCTCCTTACGGATGTCAATGAAATCAGCAGGATCGGTAAGACCCAGAGTGTCCATCTTGTTTTTCAGGAACTCAAGTTTCTTCTGCTCCCTCTCAAGACTCTTGATGGTGGACTCCACCACTGATCTCTGAGCACCTATGATCTGAAAGGAATCCCTTGCTACAGTATAAGTGTGTCTGTCATGTGTACGGGTATTGGTAGCTGTTATCTCATAACGTGAGTTATATACTTCCTTTACATTGTCCACAATATACGGAGCACCTGGAAGGAATCCACTTTCATTGTCAGTGAATACGATAAGGCAACCCTTGCTCAAGAGCATCTTTATACTGTTGATCTTAGACCTGAAAGTATAGTCAGGTATGTCTTTTAGGATATCATCCATTCTTCTTGAAGTTTTTAGGTTTTAGATCTGATACTTTTGCATGACGGAACTTGGATCCAGGATGCAGATGGTGCAATTGATATCTCTTTGGCGTTCTCTGTCCATTACGGAACTGTAGCCACTGCTTACCATCAACATCATCGAACACACGCTCAACTGTCAATACCGGAACGAACATCTTTCTGTTCGACTCCATCTGCTCAGCAATAGAGCTTTCACTGATAAGGGTATCAGTGTGTTCTACTACCTTCTTTCCCATGTTCACATACATCGGCATGTGAATTACCGATGTCTGTGTACATATCAACTTGTCTCCTGTTTTAAACATTTTCTTCAGATATCATAAGGGTTTCTTCTAACTTTACTCTCAACTCACTGATGCTGAACTCATTCAGTGCTATTCCCAGTGAATAGGGAATGCATACATTGAATATGTTGTTCATTATCAGATCATTAGACTGTCCTGCCTGTTCATTGGTCTTCTTCATTCCGAGTCTGACCCTATTGATGACAGAGAGAAAATAACCTCCCATGATCATTTCCTTGTAAGACAGACCCAACTTGAGTATGTCATCCACAACATTGTCAGACATCGGTGAATTGCATGAAGCATTGACAACTGTACGTATCACCTTTGATCTGTATTCCTCATCATCCAAGAGGATGTCAGTAAGATTCCTGTCAGAGTACGCGCTTACTTTAAAGTCCTCTTCTGTGATCAGAGGGGACTCTTCCATAAGAGTGATGTAGTGATCAATGATCTTTGTTCTTATCTCCAAAGGTATCTTACGTGGATCATCCACATTCAGTATCCTGTCCAGATCAGACATCCTGTCCTCATACTGATGTCCCCCCTCAGTACCTTGGATACCAGTATCTTTGATACGATCGGAAACAGGATTACCGATGGAGATGTTATCAGGATAATCAAGAGCAAGATCAATTATCTCCTTGCATATCTGAGCAGCTTCAGCATAGAACTGAACAGACTCGAATTTTCCCAGAAGATCATGGAGCTTTGCATTGATGTAAGCCCTTCTTATTCTGTTATTGGAGCCTACCATTATTCTGAGGGCATTGTCCTGCCCTATGAGACCATGATCTTTCAACGCTTTGAGTGCGATCTGATTGGTTCCCATGGCTGTTGCTACTGAATTAGTGTTTAACAGCACCGACTTTAGAAATCTCTTTATCATTTTTATTGAATATTTGTTTTGTTAATAGATTGAATGCCTCTTCAGGCGAGTTGTCCTTGAACTCAGAACCGAGTATCACATCAAGTCCAAGAAGCTCAGCGTCCTCTTTATACTTGATATTGCAATCATGACCAAGACCGGAGTCTATCTCACCTGACATGAAATAGCACCAGCCGAGAAAAACATGATGTCTGAACGTGCCGACATTGCCAAGCAGAGCCATACGATTGATATTCATACGCTCTGAACTTGCCTTTGCTATCATGCTTATACCCTGTCTGTCATACTCTTCTGTCATGCCTTGGGAATCAAAAAGAATATGCAGTTCAACAGGTATACCGGCAGCCTCTATCATCATGATGGAGATAGTAAGATTGGTAATGAGTCTTACAAAGTCAGAATCACCATTACCTCCATTGAGTCCCAGTTTTATACCGATCTTGAATCCGTTTGAAGCTTTCTTCTTTCTGGATACATACATATCAATATTACCACTGAGTGCTCTTGGAACACTGAATCTGCCACGGTCATCACGGAACTCACGTTTCTTACGCTTGGATACCATCTGTCTGAAAAGGTGCTGAAGTCCATCGGAGTTCATGGCGTCCTTGAATGATGCCTTTATACTCTCTACAATATCCTCACGGGGATCAAGATCTTCCCATCTTTTATTGTAGGTTTCAAAGTTGTCATCCTCACCATATCTCCATGAAGGGTCCTCACCTTTATAACAACTCTTTATGACCTCTTTCCTATCATGCTCACTGCCTTTCTTCTCAACATCAGGATGCACTTCATCCTGATCATTGACAAGTCTGAGGAACTCAAAGATAGATCTGAATGTAACATACTCACAGTCATCAGACCGTAATCTCCTGCTCTTTAAGTCCATTTTCATACTTTTTACAAGGTTCTTTAACATTCTTCAGAAACACTTCCTGCTCTTTGGGATCCCAATGAGAGGTAAGGGTCTTCATGATCTTGTAAGTGTTCAGACCATTCTGGAACAGGGTATAACAATCGACCACGGTACGGGTGGAAATGACATCATTGATACCCATCTTCTTGATCTGGGTCCTGATAGCTGTCATCATATCCATCCATGCTGCATCAGTGAGAGATGTCTCCAACTCATGATCATAATCGATATGAACCCTACACATCTTGAATCTGTCAAGGAATGCAGTATCCTGAATATCACGGCCAGAGTAATCCATACTTGCATTGCCCCAGGTATTACCTGCAAGGATACAGTAGAAGTCCTCATGTTTCTTTGCCATGGTATTACCCTTACGGGTAGGGACGGACAGCATACCACTACGATCGAATGCAGCATTCAATACGATGGACATACCGGGAGACATGGCATCATACTCGTCAATGAGCATGACACCACCGTTCTCATAGAAGTCAAGGAACGTAGGATAGTTGTATCCTGCAAGATCATTGAAACCTATCAGCTCTGTCTTCGATGCCTCCTCATTACAGGAGAATGTGGCATATCTGAGATCCATGATATCCGCAACCTGCTTGGCAAGAGTGGATTTACCTGAACCTGTAGGTCCCACGATCATGGCCTGCTTGAACAGTTGTAGATACATCAGAACCTCAGGTGTCTTCTGATGTGTACTCAAAGGATCAACCTCATAGGTGACATCCTTGAGAGTGATATGCCGTACAGCAGTCCGGTTCTTTATGTCTTTAACTGCCTGATCAAGAGAGTTCTTCATAGACTTCTCAATACCAGAAATGAATGTATTGATCCTTGAATCGATACGTTCGTCACTGATCTCATCTTTGATAGCTGATCTTACGAGATTTCTCATTTGCCCGGACATCAGCATAAGTCCGAGTTTTCTTTCAATATCTTTTTCCATTACGTTTTTTATAGGAATAAGATTATAGGCCGTTACAGGTGGCCATTATACCTTTTACTTTTGGTTTACTTCAGTTGCTTTGAAGTATCTGATATTGTTATCTCCCATACGGACACGATAACCTTTGACATTACGGAACTCCTCTGAGTTATGTACCATCTCAAGTGTAGGTATGAAGAGTTCAACAATGCCATCACCTTCAGGAGTTGATACCTCAGTTCCTGCAGGAATGGGCATCATGGCATCATTGTCCAGAGGATGATGTACCACAACGGGTTTTACCTCTTTATCCACATCAAAATCAGATCCTTCTTTTGCAAGTATCTCCTTGGCAAGATCCCTGATCTTATTCTTCTGATCATCGCTCAGTTTGACAGAACTCCTACGTTGAGGTTCTATCTGAGCCACTATTACAGTATAAATGAACCAGAAAAGTATAGATGCTATTATCACACTACGGAGAATGTTCGCAGGTACCGGAGTAAGATACATTGATCCTGACATCAGACATACTGCTCCCATCAACAATAAAAGAGGAGGTTGCAGATTCCTTGTACCTATTACACCAATGGAATGATGTACAATACCCAGTATTGCAACCATTGCTGCTGTTGCCAATATTACAGTTATCATCTTAGTTCATTTTAACAAGTGAGAGTAATGTGACCTGATGCATCTGTATGAGCTGCACAAGTTCTGAATCGTCCTTCCCTTCAAATAGGATCTCATCCATCTGATCCTCTACATGTCTGGCATAGGCAGACACTGTTCTCGGATCAAACGTGATGTTGTTCAAATGAAGTTGATCACTGCTACGCATTTGGCATTTACCGTGCGTTATGGTACTGTTGAACAGATCTTTATTCATCAGTCATTGTCATTATCAGTTAATATTTCCTGAAATATCTCCTCTTTGATCTCATCGTTCAGGTTTTCGATGTGATCCTCACTGAGGTAATACAAGCTGTCTTCCATGTTTTTGTTTTAGCCTGTCAATGCCTACTCTGTTAAAGATTTTCGGCTTCCTCTATAATGTCATTGAATACACCATCCCTGCTGTAAATAACCAGGATAAAAATATAATGAGTGTTCCGTACTTCTTGGCCTGAAGTGTTCCCTTCTTGGCTCGGTGGTTGCATAGGATTATTTCGTGTTTCATCTCAATGCTTTTTCGAGTTCTTTGTCGCTTCACGTAGTTGGTTATGTTCGTAAACCCCATCCTCTTCATCCTTTCGCATCATTTCTTTTAAAAGTTCTTTTTGATGTTGTTTCCGTTCAACGCAGAATCCGCAGGTCTGTTTTTCCTTTTGCTTTTCCGAAGGTAACTCCGAACCTTCATTCTCTTTGGTGTCAAGCGTTTCAGAATGTTTTTCATCTGTCAATTCCGTAGCTGGTTCAACGCAAAAACCACATGTCTGTTTGTTGTACAAAGGATTTCGCTCTTGCAATGCTTTAATAAGAACCAAACTTTCACTATCTGTGAGTTCTCGCAATGCCGTAACAAGCAATGCATTGATTTTCTCTTTCTGTTTGTCTCTGTCAACTTCATCAGCAGCTTGTTTCGCATCCATTGCTACTTGCAAATCATCCCAGCCTTGCAAGTACGCTTCTCTGAGTGGCTTCAATCTATCAACGTCAAACTCTTCAAGAATTGGATACAGTTCTAACGCCCTCGCTTCGGCTTCTTCTTTTGTTACTTTCTTTTCCATGTCGTTAGTTTTAGCGTTAAAGTCCGTTAATTACTGCTCTGATCTTAGGTATTGCCTTTTCGATCTTATTTTTAGGAAGTATTTTAAGTATCATTTCTACGACAGGAACGTATTCAC